TGCCGATCTAAATGCTTACTGCGAACAGTATGAGTTACCGGTAGAGCGATACATCTTCAACGCTGCGATCTTTGCTATCGATAATATTTACCTGGATGAAGCGTTTAAAGCTCAAGAAAAAAGAAGTCGGGAGTGGAAGAGGAAGCGTTAGTTTTAATTTCAGGAATATCAAAAAAAGCCAATTTTTATTTGACCCAGAATAGCCCTACAGAAATGTGGGGCTTTTTTAATACCACTTAAAAGCAAAAAGCCCGTGACTCGTAATCATGGGCTTTTTTGTGTTCACAACCTTGGCATGAAAGGAAGTAAACCATAGATGAAGTTTACCAAAGGTAAGTTTAAATTTCACCCTAAAGAGGGCATGGAAATGGAAGGAAATTTGTCACCATTTTTAAGATTTTGTATAGGTATAGCAATTATAATGATTGCCGCTAGTCCTTTTTTATTTGCTTTAGCTCATTTTTTAAAACAACTTAGTAATTGACGAGAGTAGCGTATTATAAAGTAAGGTTCTAAATATCAAAAACCTAAGTATTCGTAATTCATCATTACATCTTTTTAACCTTCGCTATCCCAGTCAGATTTTTTTGATATTGAAACTGGTTGTCGCTATTACTTTTATAGTTAGTGTCAATATTAGCCATTAAAGACCATACTGCTTAAATACGCCTCTTACATACTTTGACTACTTTACAAAAATCTGACGAATAGAAAGATCTTTCAATCGCCTTGTTAGACATGAGTTGACGTGCTTTATGGTTGACAAACTAATAACTTTGTTATTGACGGGGGCGTCATTAGTGGATATATTTGCAAAAAAATTCATGCTTAAAATTCAGTATGAATAAAAACAAATTCTTAACTCTTGATTTGAGACAAGCCTATGCCACAGCCACAGGTGGAGAAATTGCCAAGCTTTATATTGGAAGAAGGTCGTAAAGATTTAGGCCAAGATAAAGTGAGCTTTCTGCACAATATGATCTCTCGAATGAGATTGGTTAATGCAGAAGATCAGGCAAATGCTTTAAATAGAATTGGGGTTATTCATGTCTACTTAAACGAATGCGAGCAAGCTTTGCATGCCTTTCGAAAGTCTCTTTCTTTAGAACTTTGTGAGTTAACTTTTTCAAACTATATGCAGACTCTTGAAAGGGCAGGAGAATTTAAACAGGCTATTAAAGAAGGTCTGGATTTTCTTGAATCTAATCCAAATAATAGAAAAGTTTTTTATACACTGTTGGATATTGTAACTAAATATCCGAATATAGAGCCTGTTGAAAACATACTGAAATATTTTAAATTCCAATTTGAAGCTGAGCATCTACTTGAAGAAGAGACCAATTTTAGATCTCATATCGATAATGAGCTTAAGATACTTGAAATGTTGGAAGTAGATTTAGAATATTTTAATTTAATTACAAATATAGCTTTTTTAGAAGTAAAAAAACTTCAAGTAGGATTTATTAATTTTCACTCCTATTTAAATGAGGAGATTGGGCAATTAAATATTAATGTTATGGCTAAAGGAATAAATAGAGAAGATATTAAAATTTTAAATAAAAATTTTGATAATCAGCTCAAATCCCTTATTGATGAAGAAATTATTCCATTTGACAAATATATTGATCATTTAATGAAATTTAATTTTGGTTTTAGTATGTATAAAGCTTCTGATTTGGCGGCTTAATTAAAATGAATCATGATGCATTCTATTTAATAGGAAATAAAATTATTTCTCAAAATAATAAAGACTTGACAGAGGTTGAGTTAAGAACTGCTATAGGTCGGATCTATTATTATATTTACCATGAGATACTAAATTGGGTGGATACTGATGATTCAATGAAGTTGATTTATTCTGAATCAAAAATTAAATCTGCTCATAAAAAATTAGTAAATGTTTTTTTTGAAATGGCTAAAAATACGAGAAACTTACAATATGGTAAGATATCTCGACTTTTAGCTTTATTACATTCACTTAGATGTGTGGCAGACTATCAGCTAGATGAGCCCGTTAATAAGGCTTTGTTTGATTCAATGGAAGCTAATTTAGAAGATTTAAAAGATGCTTGCTTGAGTTTGAAAAATGATCTATTTAAGATTCTTAATGGCGAGATTGTTGAAACAATTGGTGCGCACAAAACTCAGAATGCTACCCTTGAAGTTAAAAAAAGAACATTGAGATTACTAGATTAGCCACTCTCCGGAGTGGTTTTTTATGCTTGAAATAACAATAATATGTTGTATATATTTAATACAAAACAAACTAAGGGGTTCTTATGCCAGAATGGCTGGAGTTTAGATTGATTAAGATTAATGCAGCTTATAAAGAATTTCCGAAACTTATACCTTTATCATTATTTTATTTAGTTTTCGTGATTCTGACCTTAACTTTATATATGCCTATCTTGAAATGGGCACATGGTCTTAATTATAACGGGAACTATCCACTTCAAAATTTAATTGCAGAAAATGCCAATTGGCTAGTTTGGGGGCAGCTTATTCTTCCATTAGCCCTCGCTTTATATTTTTACTGCGATATTTCAGATCGTCATGACGAAAAGTATTTGAAGAAGCATGGACAATTGCCAAAATGGGTAAGATAAATCAAGACCACTCGAAAGAGTGGTTTTTTCATTCCGAAATTAGTATCTTACACCCTCCAATGGGGGGGAATAAGATGAAAAGAATTTTAACTACATTATTAACTGGGGCAATCTCTACATTCTCAATGGCTTCTGTATGGCAAGAACAGCAATTACCTGTTCAGCGAGCAGAGCCAGCGCCGATGGGTGAGCCAGTAGTTGTTGTAGAGGAGCAATCTGGGCCACTTAGTACACTCAATGGTTTAACAGTGGCATTTGGTTATGCTGGTGCAAAGATTGGTTCAGATGAAATAGGTGGTGATGAAAAATTTAACGGATTTTTCTTAAACGCCTCTACAGAAGTTGCGCCAAATATGAGTGTATGGGCAGAGTATGCTTATCAGACAGCTTCGGATATTGATCTAAATGGTTTTGACGTGGGTGTACAATATAAGCTTTTTGAAGATGCTCAGATTTATAGTTCAGCTGGAATTGGTATTGGCTATCTCTGGATGGACGCTAAAGGATACGATGCTGATTTAGATGTGGATGCGAAATTAGACCTGAGTTATTTTGCATTACCTATTAATGTAGAATTGGGCTACAAAGTAGTTCCTAACGCCTCTGTATTTGCAAACTTGGGGTATAAGTGGTATTTCAACCAAGACGGCAAAGTCTGCATAAATGGATATTGTGCTTCAGCAGAGAATGTTTCAGATTTAGATATGGATGGTGTGACTTATAAGGTCGGCCTTCGATACAACTTCTAAGAGTAAGCCTCCTTCGGGAGGTTTCTTTTTGAGCTAATAAAAAGTATCTTACTTCTAATAATAAAGGAGCTAGATATGAAAAAATTAGTTTTTATTGGAGTGTTTTTAAGTAGCTTGGTAGGGTGTTCATCTAAACCTATTTCCCTTCCAAGCAATGTAACAACCATTCCATCAGGAATAGGTGATTCCACATATCTAGATAAAATTAACCATTCTTTTGAAAATAATAACTCTGTCAGTTTTGATAAAATCAAATTATGTTCCGTTGAGACATTTAATAACGATGGAGTGATGCTTAAAGATGCTGCTGGTAGTTTTGTAGGTGCATATACTGGCCATTATTATCATAACTCTAACAACAACTATATTCAGGGTGGAAGCTCTCTTAAATATGAAGATAAAAATACATTAACCCTTATAGCTACAGGAACAACTAAAACAAAAGCTCAACAGGGGGGAGTTATTGTTGATTATGTGAAATATGATGCAAAAATCACGATGGAAGGAAATAAGATTAACCTAATATTTCAAAATATCAGCGCTGCTCAGCAAAACACAGGCGCATCTGCAAATGATGGTTTTAGACAGGTAGGGACATGGGCTGGAGCACGTGCACCAGGAGTAATATCAGCAATTGATATGCTGGCCAATAGATTTAAGTCCTGTGTGAACCAGAAATGAATTTTATAAATTAAATTGACCGCCTTTTGGCGGTTTTTTATTACCTAAAGGAAAGTGAGATGACTCAAGAATCCCGCTTGGTGGTCACTATTGACTCCAAAAATGCCGAAAGAAATGCTCGAAATCTGGCAATTGAATTAGAAAGTATCGAGAAGAAAGGTGATTTTGCCACCAAGTCCATGGATTCTATGTCAGTAGCTACACGCCAACTTGCTGGTTATATGGCTGGACTTGTAACTGTAGGGGCCGCTGTATCAAAAATAGATGCCTGGACAGAATTGCAAAACCGACTCAAGTTAGTCACTAGCTCTCAGATTGAATTAAACAAAGCAATGAGCGATACATTTGAGATTGCTCAGAAAACACGTCAGTCATGGGATGCGGCGGCACAGGTTTACCAAGGCTTTGCGAATAATGCCAAGACCTTGGGTTTAAATATGCAAGAAACTGCACGTCTAACCGAAACAGTTTCCAAGGCAGTTGCAATCAGTGGGGCAAGTGCAGCAAGTGCTGAGGCTGCCTTAGTCCAGTTTAACCAGGCTTTAGCATCTGGCACCTTGCGTGGTGAAGAGCTTAACTCTGTCATGGAGCAAACACCAGGACTGGCTAGAGCAATTGCACAGGGCATGGGCATTACTATAGGACAGCTTCGCACTGTTGCAGCAGAAGGCAAAATTACATCTGAAGTACTGGTTAAGGCCTTAAATAACTCACAGCAATCAGTAGATGATTTATTTGCCAAGACTGATGCGACTATTGGGCAATCACTGACCATGCTTAGCAATGAACTTACCAAATTTGTTGGAGAGGCAGGCAAAAGCTCAGGGGCAGCAAATGCCTTATCTGGCTCAATTCAGTTCTTGGCTAATAATTTTAGCTTGATAGCGGATGGTGCCATGATTGCAGGTATTGGTTATCTTGGGACAGTGATTGCCGCTAAATCTGCGATTGTTCAGAAAGATATTGCGGTCACTTTGGGGAGTATTGCAGCATCCAAAGAGAAAGCCTTGGCTGAGGCAGCAGAAGCAGCAGCGCAAGTTCGTTCAACACAAGCTCAGGTCGCAAACACTCAATCTACACTTGCAGCGATTGCAGCAGAAAAGGCATTAGAAGTAGAGAGCTTAAAGGCACAGATCAATAATATTGGGCGTGCCAAATCCATAACCCGAATGGCTGAGCTCAAGAAAATTGAGGCACAAGTCACAAAAGAACTTGCCACAGCTGAAACAGCCTTAGCAGCAGCTCAAGCACGTAGTGCAGCTGCACAGACTGCATCCGTTGGAATGATGGGCGCCATGGCTGGTGCTGGGCGTACTTTGCTGGGGGTTTTGGGTGGGCCTGTTGGCATAGGGCTTACCGTTGCCTCGCTTGTTGCGACTTACCTACTGTTTCGTGACAATGGGGAAGAAGCCAATAAGATGCTTGAGCGGCAGGCTAAATATGCTGGAGTGACCGCTGAAGAGTTTCGTAAGCTTAATAAGCTAAAACAGGAAAGTCTTACCGATCAGGCCCAGAAAGATTTAGCCGACTACAACAAAGAACTGGATGTTAATGCAAACCAGTTTAATGCGGTGGTCCGCCAGATGATCGCTTATGCTCAGCAGCATAGTGCTTCTGCTCAAACTATTGCAGAGTTGCGAGAAGTTGAAAGGGGCCTTAGAGAGGAAACACTTTCTCTTGATGAAGCTATGAAAATCCTTTCAAAGAATGAGGGCTTACCTAAAAACCTTAAGGATAAAGTGCTCGAAGCTGCGGAAGCTTATTTCAAGACTGAGCAGAATGTATTCAAGGCCGAGAAAATTGTTAAAACCTTTGGCGGCACTGCTGTTGTCACAGGGAATAACGCCCAGACTCTGGCTTCAAGGACTCGTGAATTAGGTAATGAGGCTGAAGGCGCATCAGGAAAAATTAAAACTCTTGATGACAAGGTAAAAGAGTTAAACAAGTCTTTAGCAGATCGTGCTTGGGATGCGGTATTTAAACAGACACTAATGAATAAGTACGGCATGTCCATAGAGCAAGCTGAGGACCGTTTAAAGATATATCGTGAAAATGAAAAGAAAGATGTAATGGGCCTTACTCTTCTGCAAAAAAATCAGCTTAAAATCACAGAAGCAGCTGAAGCTAATCTTCAGCGCAGTATTGATAAACGCAGAGAGGAAACCAAAGAGCTTGAGAAACAAACCAAACTCACCGAAAAGCAGCTAAAGAATGGTCAGCGGCTCATTGGTATTTCAGGTAACTCTGGTATTGGTACAGGTGCTCACTTGGATGTTCGCTATGGCGGTTCTCGTGATGGAGAGAAGGTATCTAAAGCACACTTAGCAAGATTGCAGGCAGGAGGAAAGTCGCTTTCATCTTACAGAGTCACTTCTGATTACGGACAAAGAAAGGCCCCAACTAAAGGGGCTTCTTCTTTTCATAAGGGTATTGATTTTGCCATGCCAGTAGGCACGCCAATCACCACAAGTGTTGCCGTAAAAGATGTAAAAACTGCTTATGATGCTAAAGGAGGCGGTTACTACAGCACAGTAACTTTTGAAGATGGCGTAGTACTGAAGCTGCTTCATCAGGCACCTTCTGTCATGTCTAAAGTTAAAGGTGGCTCAAGTGATGGCACGCTTAAATCCAATCAGGATTTAGAGCGGCAGGCTGAACAACAGGCTAAAACACAATTGCAGTTGCAGATGGCAGTAGCGACTGAAAGAAAACGGATTGAAACTCAGCTTCAGGAGGATATTAAGGAAATCAATAAAGCTGGTTTTTCACCTGAGGAAACCAAGCGACTTATTGCTGAATATCAAGCTCGTGCAGATAATGATATTGCCATTGCTGAATATGCTTTAAGGACAAAGCTGGATGACTACAAAGACTTCCAGAAATCTGAAGAAGAGCTTCTTAAAGACAGCTTTGATCAGAGAAAGTTTTATGCAGCACGTGACATTGAACTAACCAAGCAGCAGCGTGATGAGGCTGTTCAGTTGCTCGAAAAACAATATCAGCAGGAATCTGGATTGCTTGAATTGGCTAGACAGGAGCGTTTATTTCAGAACCGGCAAATGTTTATTTCTGAAACAGCCGCTATGGAAGAGCGTTATCGTTTAGAGCGTGAGCGCATTAAGCTAAATATGAAGCTAACAGAAGAGCAGAAGCAACAGGAAATTGCGCTCATCAAGGCTGTAGAGGCAGAAGAAAAGCGCAGGAGTTTCAATCGTGCTATCCAGCAATGGGGGCAGATTAACTCAGAGATGAATGGTTCTTCGGCTCGGTGGAGTTTGAATCAAGAGCGTTCCACAAGAATTGATGCATCACAGGAGGTTTTTGATTCACAAATGGCTCTAGCCCAGACCGCTGAACAGCGCGAAGAAATTTGGCAGGCCCACCATGAACGAATGACGCAAATTGAAGCTGAATTTCATAATAGATCAATAAGCTTGCAAGTAAATTATGGGGCTCAGTTTGCCGGCATTATGATGGGAATGGTTAATGATTCTTCCTCAGCTTATGCGGCATTAGCAAGTATCCAGAAGGGCTTTAGCTTATTCTCAACTATTATGAATGGGTACACAGCTATTTCTGCTGCTTGGGCATCTGCTCCGTTTCCCTACAACATGCCAGCTGTGATAACCACAACCATGGAAACTGGTATTTTACAATCAGCAGTTGCAGCATTATCTCCAAAAGGATTTCAAACCGGCGGCTACACTGGCAACTACGGTAAAAGCGAAGTGGCGGGTGTAGTACACGGGCAAGAATATGTTCTAAATGCTGAAACGACGCGCCGAGTTGGCATTAATACTTTAAATGCTATCAACAGTGGCGCTGACATTCAGGCAGAACGTCAAGCGCAGGCTAATGTGAAAGCTATGCCGCAGCAGTCTCAGCCACAGGTGATTGATAATAATCTACGCGTAATCATGGTTAAAGATGAGAATGAGGCAAAAGATTGGCTATACAGTTCTGATGGTGAAAAAGCCTTCCTTTATCACATGAAGCGGAATCGCAGCAAAATCTAAAGGCTCACTTCGGTGGGCTTTATTTTTGGAAAAAAGCGCAGGATGAAACCTACCTTTTTAATTTATACAATGCAGAAAAAGCAAAACCCCGATGTGAGGGCACCGGGGTTTTTGTTTCCACTCAACCGAGAAGTAAAGAGGAAAAACATCTTGTATGAATGATTTTAACACCAAACCCAATATAAGCATAGAGGGTAGAATGAGCGAACAGGATACAGGAAAAGTAGCCATCATTATGGCATGGGGCAAATCGATATCCCTTGTCATTGGTAGCTTAGCTGGAGCAATAACAGCCATAACAGCCATAACAGCTTTATTTAAATATATTTTGTGAACACTATGGAATCAACTTTATAAAACCGACCCAACAAGAGGCCGGTTTTTTAATGCCCAAATTTTGAGGACAAAATGAAAATACAAACATCATATGGCGAGGTGCACGTATTAACAAATTGCCCTCTGGTGGATTCAACTGAAAGCCTGGAATGGATGACTGAAGTACATGAGGCATTTGATGGTTCCGAGATCCGCTATACACTTCGGGATGCGCCACGACAAATCCTGAATTTCAAGTACACGGAAATGCGTAAAGCTATGGGTGATCTGTTTCATATGCTCTATACCAATCTTCGCAAGCAGTGGGGGATTCCGCTGCGTCAGATTAAGCGAAGCATTCCAGATATTACCGATGATGATTTCCTCATTCTCGATGCAACAGACACCATAGCCGACCTTAGAGTCGGTTTTGCTTATATTGAGAGCAAGGAAGGTGGTCAGGTCGTGGAGATCGTTAGCCGTGGCCGCTATATCATTGTTCAGGAAGAAATCCGGGACCCGGAAACCGATGAGGTGATTCAGGAACTCATCACTGAATACCAGGATGGATTCCGGCTGGCTGCCAATGTGACTGTGACCAATGCGGTGATTATGCCACTGCGGATCTGCATCATTGACGGTGATGCTTCAATTAATACTGGCGGATTCTGGTCCAATGCTTCAGTGGTTTTTCGGGTATTGGCAGAAGATTTACCAGAGCATGAAGGTGATGTGCCAGAGCAGTTTAAAGGTCAAGACATTTACTTCAAGCCGTTGCTACTTGATGGTGACTCGCTCGAAATGACATTGACACAGCATCAAAACATTGTTGATGGAGCCATAGGTGGTTTTGAACAGTATACACATCATACGGGACCCAAGTATCTAAAGCCTTTTACCTCACTATTAAAAAACTGGCCTGAATTCAACGAATATCGCCGGTTCTTGTTTCGGCGGTCTGGGCGTTACCGTGCATTCTGGATGCCGCTTTATGAGCAGCACCTGAATATCCTGAATGCCGGGAATATCACTGAAACGTTATATACCGATACCAAATACACTGTCGAAGCAGGGCGCAAGCACATTGCAGTTAAGCGTAAAAATGGCACCTGGTCAGCGCATGAAATTACCAGCTGGAGTGGTGGCTCATTCACGATTTCACCGGCAATAAATGCACATCGAGACGACATTAAAACTATCTGTTATTTAGGACTTCATCGCCTGGATGCAGACCGGATCGAGTTTCAGTTTTTAGGTGCCGGTAAATCAAGAATTACTGTCCCAATTGTGGAGATTGATAGCTAATGGCACGCTCAGAACTTTATCAATTCAAACATGGGGACAAGCAATGGTTTTTTACCAGTGCACGTAAAGCAATTATTCATAACAACATTACACATTACCCGGTGCGCGGTTTGAGCCGAGGCGATATTGAAGATGCAGATATAGACAAGTGCGAAGTCGAGCTGAACTTTCCACATCCATATCCACTATTTAATGATGCTGATGATAACTTCAGTCAAGTGTTCTTAAACAAGATTTATCTAGAATCAGTGTATTTCACGCTGATCGAGCTGGATGAAAGGGAATCACTGGTGCTATTTAAAGGCCGTGTAACCCAGCCAAAGTTTGATGATCGTGATAATACCATGACGCTTGTATGCTCTACTGCTGAAAGCTTTATGCATCGCAACATTCTGACTCGTAAATATCAACGTACCTGTCCTAACAAGATATACGACAAATACTGTGGCCTTGATTTTGATGAATGGTCATTTGATGTGACTGTGACTGCAATTAATGGTCTTGAAGTCACTTATACCGTGAATCCCACACAAGTCATTGATGGACAGGGTAATCCGGTGTTTGAGCAGATTCCAGTGCTTGATGAGCTCGGTCAACCTGTTCTGGATGAGCAGGGCAATCCAACTTATATGAATGGCGACCCGGTCATGGAAATCAAGACATATAAATCGGGTTGGCTCAGCCGGGGATTGCTTAAAAAAGATGGGGTATTCACTTTCATCATTGGCAATAGCACGAACGGTAACATTCGTCTTTACCGGCAACATGTGGGCCTAAAGGTTGGTGATGTTGTGCGAGTGGCTCCGGGCTGTGATCAGTCTTTGAAGACCTGTGATGAAGATTTTCATAAGCATAAGCGATTCGGTGGCCACCCAAATATACCAACAGAGAATCCTGTTGAAACTCAACTGATTAAATAATTAAGTAGGTATGCCATGCTGGTAATTTTGCTTCTGTTGGCCTTGTTTGTGCCTGCATTGTGCTTTCGCTCATCTGTAAAAATTCCAAACGATGTGCAAATGCAAAAAGCCATTGCTCCATTGTTATTGGGTGCACTCATTGCTGGTGCTATTTCACTTGTCGTGGGTGTCTATACATTTCTGCAAATGCGTAAGATGCAGAAAAAGAATCAACCAAAACCAAACCAGCTAGACGGCACCATTGCGGATGAAGGTATTTCGTTTTATGACCTTGCCGGTAGTCCGCATGTGCATACCAATATCACTGATATTTGGGATAAAGATGCCCAAGCCATCAAGAAAAAAAGCGGTGGTTTTCTGGGTATGGGTAAGACATCGCAAGTCACTGGATATCGCTATTACGCTAAATTTGCAGCGTTTATTGGTAACCGGATTGAGAAATTGATTGCGATTAACTTTGATAATCGCAAGTGGGTAGTGCATGACCCATTGAAGCATCCCTCTAATTTACTTCCAGTACTGGAGGGTAATTTATTTGGTGAGGATGAGGGCGGTGTTTCCGGGAATATTGATATTCATTTTGGCTATCCAGATCAGGAGCCAAATGCAGAGTATCAAAAGTATTTCCCGTTGGTTTCAGGCTATCCATATCAGTCTTATTTGGTTTTTCGAAGCCTTACAGGTGGTGCTCCAAGCTTAGGCCAAGGGTTAAGTCCGGCAGGGTTTTACCTTGGCAACTCTGGCTATATGAAAGAAATGCTGCTTTGGGTGAAGCGAATTCATGTGAGAAATAGCGGTGACATGCAGTGGCATGATATTAAATCAGAAATTGGTGACAACATGCCATATTCATCGCTTACCGGCGAATTTACAAATAATGGCGTGGTCTTTAAAGTTTCCGGGAACCGAAAGATACCTGAAGGAATTGAAGTAACCGCAACGACAAACTGTATCGGGGGGATAACAGGAGAGTTTAGTTATTCAGTTCATACAGCAGGTTTCCCCGATACAACTGCATCAGACGCACTTAAAGAGCGATATGGGATTCTTGATATTTTTCGAGATTTAGAACTTAAATTTGAAGGCTATACAGGCTCATCAGATGGGGGGATTTTTCTTGATCATGCGAACTTGTGGTATCCGAATTGGGAAACTGTGAAAGATAAAAAAATGATTAATAAGGTTTTGGTAGAGTCGGTAGGCTTTCCAGCACTTTATCTAATAGAACTAAGATCAAGGACAAAGCAAACCGATTTCAGTATTAAGATGGCATCTCGGAGGAGTTATGTACTCAGTAACATACAAGTTGGGAACCTCAATGATGGCTATGTGGAAGGTCGGTATCTAGCGGTCATCCTGGACGCTGGTGACACCATAAATATAGGATTTAGTACAGAGAATGATCTGGATGCAGATACATACCTGCAAATTCGATCTCATATACAGTGTCAAGTCGTAGATCTAGAGATTATTGAAAGCGGAAGCAGTCACGGTCCAGACATCAATCCAATTCATAAAATCCGCGAAATTCTGACTGATGACACAGCAATGGGTAAGCCTGAATCAGATGTGAATGATGCTAACTTCATGAAAGCAGCTGACAGAATATGGAATGAAGGGCTAGGGATTTCATGGGCGATTGATGAGAAATCTTGTATTGATGCAATTGAGGAGCTTTGTTATCACATTGAAGCCGGAGTTCGCGTAAATCGTCAGACCGGTTTATATGAGATGGTTCTGTTTCGTGATGACTGGTTTTCTGAAGAAGAAATCCACGACATTACAGAAAACAAGATTAAGAACTTATCACTTGAAATCATGAATAGTGATGACATTGTTAATCAGCTGAATGTCACTTATTACGATAGAGAGCGCATCAAGAATTCTGCCTTTTCAGTCTATGAGAATGGCTCGATTTTGACGATGGGACATGTTAATGCTGAATCGGTTGATTTTCCATACTTCATGAATATGCGTAATGCTGAAATTGTAGCGAACTGGAAGTTAAAGCAATTCTCCACTCCAGCATGGTCTGGCAGTTTTGCAACCGGTTGGCGTGAAGCGCGTAAATGGAACCGTTATGACTTGATCCGGTTGCCATGGTCTAAGAAGTGGAATGGTACAATTCTGGTCCGCATCATGAAAATCAATTTAGGCAATGGTACTGACAATACTGTGACGATTGATTTTGAAGAGATAGTACCGTATTCCGGCGAAATGAACACCAGCATTGTAGCTGATGAATCAATGAATCAGGGCGCGTTACCACCACAGCCAGCACCACATGAGATATTTGAAGCACCATACTATCTCACTGTGTTAAAAAGCGGCCAGGTTAATGCTGATTTAGAGCTATCTAATAATCCTGAAATTGGCTATGTCGCTGCAATCGCAGCAAAACCACAGAGCAACTCATTAAGCGCATTACTCTATACAGATGGTAGCACAGGTAATTTTGAAGAAGCTTCGCGACTTGATTATTGCGATATTTTACAGCTTGATCAGACTATTGATGAGGCAACTCACTCATTCACAGTTACCGGTTCCTTAACTCAACCGGCAAATTCAAATAATTTAATCTTTTTAAATGATGAATTGATGGGTTTTGTGAGTTTTAATGCCGAAACGAAAGTTCTCACTGTGAAGCGCGGTGTACTCGATACTGTACCGAAAAAGCATATTAGCGGATCTTTATTTGTATTTGATTTGCCTGATGTGGCTTTTGATTCAGCACAGTATTCACGAAGTGAGATTGTTCAAGCTCAAGTTTTGACTACTACGCCAAGTGGCGTTCAGGCGCTTGCGGGTAATGGCGAAAACATTGAAATACAGGCACGTGCTATCCGGCCATATCCACCCGTAAATGTGAAAATTAATGGCAGCTTCTGGCCCGAAGATATTGAGACTGACTTGGTTATCACCTGGTCTGATCGTAATCGTTTGAGCCAAGATGTTTTAGATTGGTTTGATAGCAGTATTTCGATAGAGCCGGGAACTCAAACGCATTTAATTTTAACGCAGCTAGATGAGAATAATCTTGAAGTTGCAACGACAAATGCAAATGTCACCGGCACTACAAGCTACACTATGCCGATTTCATCAATGCAGGCTGCGACTCGTACGGTAAGCATTACTTTAAACACGGCACGGGACAGCTACGAGTGCTTGAATCCATTTATTCATACTGTTGAATTATCTCAATTCTTCTCAGCACCGTATGATCTGACAGTTGAGTTTAAAAATGATTAATCGTTTAGAGATAAGCTGGAAACTGGATGGTTTTGTAGATGAGCAGCGTTATTACTGCTCTGAAACAGCATTTACAGCAGAAACAAAACCAGAGCCCAAAGTTGTTTTAGCTGGTGATTTACGGACATATACTGATACCGATATTGAGCTTGGAAAAACATATTATGTTGCTGTTGGATCTGTAAAAAATAGTGCTGAAAAGCTGAGTGAAGTTAAGCTGGTTCGTGCCAGTGGTGACGAGCATTGGGATAAAGTAGTTGCACTGCTGCATTTTGATGGAGATCTGAATGACGAGACGGGCAGGGTGTGGACAGCAAATGGTGGAGTGAGCGTATCTAGCGCCGGAGGTGTTTTTGGTGGATGTGCAACTTTTACAGGAAATTCAGCAGACTACATAAGCAGAACACTGCCCCCACTTGGCACAGATGATTTTACAATAGAGTTTTTTATCAAAGCCATCACTACGCAGGGGCAGCAAAACTTTTTTGACTGGATAGATAGTGGCAATCCGGCCGGACGCATCACAATTTATCAG